ACATTTATTGATGGTTGGCAAACGAACTCAGGTTTCTTAAATGACAATCTTCAGGTCATTCCAAACAATGAATACTATCAGAACTTCTCATATTCTCTCAAATCGAGAATTGATTTAGAAACTTGGGAAGATGCAGTAAGTTCGCTTAATCATACTGCAGGTTTCCAGAAATTTGCCGATTTGGTTATTGATAATAATGCACCTGGTATTGTTACTGCAGCAGATATTGAGATTTCTACTGTTGTCGATCTCATTGGTGAGGGAATGCTTAACTGTTTCCCCGACTTCGATGGAGCGACTGAGAGAACTTTAGATATTTCTGAAGGTAGAACAATCTCTAATGAGATTGTATTTGAAAACAAGGTTCTCGTTGATTATTTTGAGTCAAGAGGAAATAGAGTCCTTAAGATTGACGACTTTAGTGGTGATTTTGACAGTGAACCAAGAGATACCCCTTACTCCATCATTAGTTTCTTCGATGACAAATATGCATGGAATAAGTTCTTCACTCTTATTCAGGATACTGAAATAAGAAATAGAAAACAGTTTGGTATCGTAACTCTTCTCCAAAATGGTTCTGAGGGATACTTAAATCAATATGGTACACTTGATACTGGTAAAGCACTCGGTTCATTCGATTACATCAGTATCGGAACAAGTCAGTTTGGTCTTCAATGGTATCCAAACCTTTTCGAGTTTAATAACTACGAAATCTCTTACTTTAATTTCGCAGGTCTAGAGAGTGTGACTGGGATAGGTTCAACTGCCATCGGTAGTATGGTTTCAGTTGCTTCATCGTCTGTCTCTGTTGCAGCTGGCACCACAACGAGAATTCTGGAAATTCCAACCGCAACAAGATCAGCAAAACTTCATATTCAAATGGAGGATGGTAATGACAACTACTTCTATAATGAACTGAATGTTCTTCATGATGGTACAAATGTACAACTTCTTCAATATGGTGATGTTGACACCACTGGTGGACCATCTTCTGGATTTGGAACATACACTGCAAACATTAGTGGAAGTAACATCGAAATTGATATTCATCCAATAGTAGGAACTGCTGTAAGTACGAACATCTTATCAGTTGAGGTACATGGTACTAACACTGGTGTTGATACTACTGGAATGATCGTTACAAACCTTTCTTCGTACCACACAGGAATTTCTTCATCTGCCACACCTTCTGCAAATGAGATTGCTTCTTACAATGATCCATTTGCTGCCGAATACTTCATGGTCACTGTCCATGACACAACAAATGATGAATATGAAATGTTTGAATGTCATGTTCTTGACTCAAACAATAATAACATCACGAAGTACGGACAAATTGATACCATTTCTGGTGTAGGTCTTGGTACTGTTGGTATGACGAAGACTGGAAGTGCAGTAAGTCTGAACTTCACTCCAAATGCAAACATTGCCGTTGATGTTAAGATATTTGGTATTGGTCTGAAGAACTTCAACAATATTACAGGTATCACTTCAATTAGCGATCTTCAGAATAACATTCTGTTCTCTAATCATGGTACATACACAGGAACGGAGTTTGATACAAAAAGAGCTTTCAACCTTAAGCACAATGGTCTCCCAATTTTCCAGAGAGCATTCCTTGGAAACAATTCATCTATTGTAAATCTTACAAACAACTCAATTAACATTCCTGACCACTTCTTCGTCACAGGTGAAAAGCTCGTTTACAGTTATGAGAACTCATTAGTAGAATCTACAAATGCTATCGGTATTGTTACACAATCAATTGCCGGTGTTTCTACTGATAAACTTCCAACTGAAGTCTTTGCAGTTAAACTTAGTAATTCTGCAGTTGGTCTTGCAACTAATGCTGCTGCAGCATTGGCAGCAACTCCAGACACAATTGATCTCCTGACACTTGGTATTGGTACATTCCATAAATTCACATCTACAAATCAAAATGCAAGAGCCTTGATGGCTATTGATAATATGATTCAGGCTCCAGTTACTGAGGTTGTTATTTCAACCACTCTGGACCAAGAACTCATATTTGACGTTGATTTTGAAGTTACTGGTATTACATCATTTAGATCTAATGACCTTATCAAGATTGATGATGAGATCATGTTGATTCAGAACATTGGTGTTGGTCAAACCAACAACTTCAAGGTTCTCAGAGCACAAATGGGCACTGGAGTTGCAACTCACGCAAATGGCTCTACTGTTCAGAGACTTGGTGGTAATTATAATATTGTTGAAAATACTGTACACTTTGCCTCAGCACCATTTGGTGGGATTCCAATCGGAACAGATACTGCAGGTCCTGATAATGTAGATTGGTCAGGTATCACTACTCATTCTACATTCCAGGGTAGAACATTCATGAGAAGTGGTATTGAAGATGATACTGCAAGCACTTATAGTTCTAACTTTACTTTTGACAATATCCAAAAAGATTTCAACGGTCAAACTAAGAACTTCTCATTGTTACAGAGTGGAAGTAACGTTATTGGATTCTCTACAAACCAAGCAATCATCCTGAACTCGAATATTCTTCAGGAACCACAAGGTGCTCAAGCAACGACTGGTGACTTCACTCTTGGTGAAACTGCTGGTGTCACAAGTATCACTTATCTTGGTGAGAGTGTTTCCTCTGAGGATGATCCCAACAGAGCAACTATTCCTAGGGGTGGTTCAATTATTTCTGTTGCATCAACTCCTGGTTTTGGTTTCCAACCTCTTATTTCGGCTGGTGCTTCATGTTTCGTCTCTGGTGGTGGTACAATTACATCAATCGAAATCGGTAATCCTGGATCTGGATATAGAGTTGGTGTTCAAACGGTTCAGGTTGGTATTATCACGACTAATGTTGGTTTCTCAACCGTTGTCAATATTGGTACTGCAACTGTTCAAGATGGTGAGATTGTTGCAATTACTACGTCGTTCTTCGGATCAAATCTCGATCAAAACAATCCACCGTTAGTTGTTATCGACGCTCCTCTTCCTTATTCAAATATTCCACTTGTATATGCTGATGGAACCACTGGATTGGGTACTGGTGCTAAGGTTGATGTCAGGGTTGGTCAAGGTTCAAGTGTAATTGAATTCGAGATTGTCAGTGGTGGTTTTGGTTATGGAGAGAGTGAAGAACTTAGACTCTCTATAGGTGGAACGACTGGTATTCAAACTACATCGAGTGCTTCTTTTGATCAGTTTATTCTTACGGTGACGGAGACATATCGTGATACGTTCAATGGATTTACCATTGGTGAACTTGATGTATTTGACAAGTTGGATGATCAATTTGATGGTGTTACAAAGAGATTCCCACTTGCTATTGCAGGTAATTTGTTTGCAATTGAAACCGCAGTCGGATCTGATATTAACATTGCACAATGTCTGATTGTCACTATCAATGACATTCTTCAAGTACCTAACTCCTCTTATAAGTTTAACGGTGGTAGTATCATTGAATTTACAGAACCACCTAAGGTAGGAGACACCTCTAAGATCATCTTCTATAAAGGAACTCCTGGTGTAGACGTTGTTCTTGTCGATATTCTTGAAACAGTCAAGATTGGTGATAGTTTGCAACTGAAAAACGATTCTGGAAAGGGTCAAACAATAGGATTACTTCAGGAAGAAAGAATTGTGACAGGTATTACAACTCTGGATACTGTCACTACTTTCGCATATGATGGTCCTGGTATTACAACTAATCAAACTTTAGTTAGACCACTCACATGGTGTAAACAAATTGATGACATTACAATCAATGGCGACTTTGTAACTAAGGACAGAGTTGAATATGAGCCATCCATTTATCCTGCCGCTTACTTGACTCAATATGTTGGTGTGAATACGGTTAATGCTTATGTTGACACCGTAAGACCATTCTTTAATTCGAAGAACGAAACTTCACTTCTCGATTATAACGATAGAGTTACTATTGTTGATCAGTCACCTATCGTGGGTGCAATCGCAACAGTCACCGTAAGTGCTGGAGGTTCAGTCACTGGTTTCACCATTAGTAATGTTGGTTCGGGTTATTCTGGTTCAGCTGATGTTTCTATCTCACAACCAATTGATATTGTGGGTGGTACAAGAGCAACTGCAACAGCAAATATCTCTGGTGGTGGTGTGACATCATTCACTATCACTAATGCGGGTGTTGGTTATTCTGCCTCGAATCCTCCACAAATCCTTGTTGAGGTACCTGAAGCAAGAAGAGAAGTTGTTGGTGTTAATTCTTACTTCGGTGATCAAGGTATTATCGTTGGTTATGCACAAACAACACTCACCTCAGGAACACTTGAACTTTATATCCCTCAAGATTCCTTTATGAGAGATACAAACATTGTGGGAACTGCAGTCACTCTCAGTCAAGTTCAGGCTGGTGATTTGTTCGTCGTCAATCTTTCTAACTTCGGATTATCGACGACTAATAGTGACGGTATTTACACCGCAACTAAGGCGTATGACTTTGTGACTGACTTGACTTCAGTTGGTTTAGGAACCACAGCTATTAGAAGAGTTGAGGTGAATACTGTAGGATTTGGTACAACTACAGCCGGATTTATAAGAGGGAAGAACTTTGGTGAGTACACTTGGGGAAGAATTCAATTCAAGAATAGAGTTGCAGGTAATGCACTTACATTTACACCAAATGGATATTCTGGATTGACTACATCTCCTTTGATTCAAAGGTTCCGACCACTTAAATTTAATAACTATCTAACTTAAAATAAATAAAACATAGAAAAGGATCCTCAGTAGATGGCATACCAAGGTATTAACACTGGCACTACGCCAAATGATGGAACAGGTGATACCCTAGTAGACGGTGGAGTTAAAATTAATAGTAACTTCACCGAGTTATATAGCCTTATTGGTGATGGTTCCACCTTGGCCGTTGGTATTGTAACGGTCATCACTGCAGGAACAAACGTATCTATTAATACATCAACTGGTAATGTAACGGTATCAGCACCAACCCCAGTATCCATTGCAACTACTGACGTTGACATTTCAAGAAATCTTAAAGCCGCTGGGATTACAACATTAGGTGTGACAACTGTCACATCATTATTAACTTCAGGTATCACAACTTTGGCAAGTCAAGGTGGTGTTACAACGACTGGTGGTGATCTTTATGTTGGTGGTGACCTGTATGTTTTAGATGATGTTGTTTATGATGAAGTAACTGGAAGAAATATCAATATTACAGGTGTTGGTACAATTGGTCAATTGTTCGTTGGTTCTGGTCATTCTGCTGGAACTCTTGATGTTGCTGGTGTATCGACTCTAACTGGTAATGTGAGTTTGGGTGGTTCTATCTTTTTAGGTGAAGATAAGGCAGTAGACTTTAAGCAAGGTAAGTTTAGAATTTACCACGATGACAGTACTGGAAATAATATTGATGTATCAAGTGGAGCATTTAATATTAATGCTGATACACAGATCTTCAATAGTGGAGCTGGAACAACTCAAGTCATAGCAACGAACGCTGACGGAAATTTTGGTACAGAATTATATTACAGTAATACAAAAAGATTTGAGACAAAACACGGTGGGGTTGGTGTATTGGGTTACTTCAGAGTAACTGGTATCTCTACTCTCGGAATCGTAACTGGTGCAACTTATTACGGTGATGGATCAAACCTGACGGGAATTGCT